ATCGCCACCGGGCGAATTTCCAAAGATCGCGAGGCCCTTCCCTTCCTCGCTCACCACAAACGGGACCGCTGTCCTATTTGTCCATCATTGAAACCGTTGCCGCGCTGACGATTGCATCGCATGTGTGAGGGGGCGATGTTATTCAGATCAAGCTCAAGCTCTGGCGCTTTGGAGAACGCGACAAGATGGTCAGGTTCCCACGAAAGCGGAGCCGTTGACGGCCGCAATGAGTAATCAATCGGCTCGCCGCATATATGACACACGGCACGGGCACGCCTGTCCCGGTTCCATGCCAGCCCCCGGATGTACTTCCACCGGGTGCTTCTATGCTCAGCCATGACCCTCCCCCCTCTCAAAACGCGAGGGGCGGGGGAACCTGTCTCTGATGAACTCCCCGACCTTGCCCTTCGCAAAAGTGTCGTCGTTGGTACTCAGGAAGTCGACAGACCCCCGGGGTATTTCTTCCAGGTCGTAGACTTTGACGTCTGGCCTGTCGATATAGGGACACCCTGAAAGATTCCCGTAAACGCTGCGCATCTGTGGCGATGTGCACCGGTTAATCGTTTCCGCTGCGATCTTCTTGTTGAACAACATCGGAAGATGCACGTCAAAATTGAGCTCTGTGGCTCCCAGATCGTGAAGCTCCTGCTGTGCCTTGAGCAGTGTCCTGCCGTAAGGGTTGAGCCATTTGTGAACCTCGCGCCTCAGCTGCTCGACACGTTCGCCGAGCGTCCTGTCGACATAGTTCACAAACTCACCCTCAAACGGCCGCATCACGAAAAAATCATCGTTAAATAAAAAGAAGTCATCACTGACTTCTTCGTTCCTGATGACTTCCCACATGCTCGACTTGATCAGCTCCCACTTCGAGGATCCTGTCTGTTTGTGTCTGATTCGTCCGTCTGGCTCAAAGCCTTCAGGCTGGCCGCAAACAAAAAAGACCTTTCTGTGTGGGAAGTTCTCATCTATTGAGCGCAGCGAATAGCGCAGTTCGTCCGGCTTGACGTCCGGCTTCAATATATAAATTATGTCATGTTTTCCTGGCATGGTTCTGGTCCTCCAATAGAAAAGCCCCGCGGGACCGGTTGCGGGGCTTAAAGGAAGATTAGTGAAAAGCTTCGTTTAAATATCGTGGGTGATCATGTTTTAAAGCCATCTAATCAATTAGACATTACCATATAAAACAGTCTCATTTGGTATCATTTTTCACTCTTTGACGTAATAGGCATATTTATCGGACAAATAGATTGGGCGGAAACCGGGAAACCTCTTCATAAAAATCTCATGTGTGAGGTCATCCTGAAGGTGGCGCTCCCACGGGTTATTGTTCTTTGCGCCCTGTTTATACAGGAACGGGACTGCGATCAGCATGTCAGTGCAGCGTGGCATCGCGTACTCAATGACTCGCCGAGCATCGTCGACGCTCATGTGTTCCAGGACGTCGCCGAAAATAATCAGGTCATAATAATTATATTGATAGAACTGCACGGCTGAGCCGAAGACCATCCTATATTTTTCTTGCAGTCTGTACTTGTGAATGTAAGGCGGCCAGACCTCGACGGCATCCATTACCATGTAATCACCCAGAAGGTCGAACCATTTACCATTGCAAGCGCCGACGTCAAGACAGGCCGAGCCTTTGCTGAAATGTTCAAATATCCATTTGACCGCTTCCTGTTTTCCTTCGTTGTAGCTTCCCATCTTTAGCCTCCTATTTAATAAAAATTATCAATGCAGGAATAAACAAAATCATAAAAATCATAATTGCAATAATTGACGTTTTTGTCATTCTTCTTTTCTCCTTTCTCCTTTACCAATCAACCGCCAGATCGACACCGTTCGGGTAATCAGCCACGAACGCACCCGTGTCCACGACTATCGCGTCGCCGAGTGATGTCGGGATGATGGTCCCCTTCGGTCTGATTTTCCAGTTCGCTGCACACATAACATACAGCCCCAGCATCTTCGCACCGTCGTCCCGGATCCAATAGGGAAAATTAAGCTCATCAAAACCGAGTTCGCGCATGTATTGCACACATAAGTCCATTTTAAGGTTATAAAAGGTCTCACGCCCTGACGGACCCATGCACCCGCCCCGTTCCTTCGTGATCTGGCCCTCAGTCCATGCCGGTGTCACGTTTCCACGCGCAACGTTCTCGTCATACCATTCTTGATTGCTCAGCACTGCGATCGGTGTCGGTTTGGGTGTCGGTGTCGGTGTGTTCGTGGGTGTTGGCAAAGGTGTCGCGCTGGGTGTTGGTGTCGGTGTTATCTTGAGGACAACGATCTCAGCTTCGAGGGCCGTGATCGTGTTCTGGTATTCCGTCCGCTCCTGTCTCAGATGGTCGGAGAAGCTGCACAGCGTGAGGACTATCCACACAAGGGCGAGATATAACGCCATCACAGTGATGACTTCCTTTTTATCGTTCACCGTGCCCCTCCGATCACCCTCTTGTAAACGGGATTGTCCCAGAGCTCAGCCTGGCGCCTCCGAACGGCTTCGAGAAGCTGAAACGATTCCTCAATTTCATCACCGTCCACACCTTGCGGAGCATTTTCCAAAATGAATTGAATGAGTGCATCCTGTTCGTCAACCAGGTCATAAATGTCCGTAATCCTGCTCAGGCTCTTCGGGTTGTCAAAGTGATGCGTCACGGCAACGTGTTCCGAGCAGTAAATTCTCCGGGCAACCTTCAGACAATTCAAATTAAAAAGTTCATCCTCGCCGTGCCTGAGTCCTTCCTTGAACTCGATAGACTCAAGAAGTTCCGACTTATAGATCTTATTCCAGACAAGAACCCAAAGCTCTGGAAGTTCGTCGAGCTCATAAATTCCGCGCGGATTGAAAAAACGGACCGGCTTCATTCCTTCGGGTGTCTGTTTTCTGTGATTGAGCTGGATAATCTGAGCGTCAGGTTCTTCTTTTATGGCTGCGTTTATGTTTTCCCAGGCATCAGGTTCGAGCGTGTCGTCAGCGTCTAAAAAGGTAATATAATCAGCTCCCAGATTGAGCGCCCTCCTGATGCCTATGTTCCGGGCATAACTCACGCCTTGAGGTCCGGCGATCTTCATGAGGTTGATCTTGTAACCGTGATTGTCATATTTGTCGACAATGTCAGCGCCGCCGTCCGTGCTTCCGTCGTCGACCATAATAACAACAAAAGGGCCTTTGATGCTGTCCAGGCACCGCGTGAGCCACGGAGCTGCATCCTTAAAGGGTATTATCAATGCGATTGTCATGATTCACCTCCGAGCTGTTCCGGCTTCTTGTATGGTTCTGGTAATGGCATCCAGGCGTCAACACCATCCCAGTCGTCATGGTCTTCGAGTCCATAACCAAATTCAGAGTCATAAATACAGACATCAATAAATATCCCCCAACATGACGAGATAAGGATCTTCTGGCCGTCGTCAGGCATAGGACAATCAAATGCTTTGATTCCTTCCGTTCCGTCATATTCCTCTTCGAGCTTTTTTTGTTCTTCTTCCGTGAGGTCTCGCATCTTGATCGGGATCCAGGTCATCACGTCCTTCTCGCGAGCTAACCAAGCCGCCTCGAAGCCATTCCTGTACTGGTCGCGGTCATAAGCCAGAGCGCGAGCCAGTTCATGCTTGTCAACTTTGACGCCCATCTGTTCACTGATCTCCACGATGATCCGATTTTCACGTTCCTCCGTGATCTTGTTGGCTATCTCCTGGAGCGCCAGAGTGATCGGGCTCTCATAGTCTTCCATAATATTGTCTGTGATAATGTGATGTTCTGGTTCCTTTACTCCACCACTGCCAAAGGCTTTGATGAAGTCTTCTGCTATTATTTTGTCTGTCATTCTTCTTTACCTCCGAGCATAGTCTCTAAAAATTCTCTTCTTGATAAAGCGAGCGCGTCAGAAGTTCCGCAATCGCTGCATCGTAAATGCAAAACAACAAGGTTATATTTGGGTTCTTCGGTAATCATCCACTGGAATAACCGGCCGCACTTCGGACAATATATCGAGTGTGTTGTCAGTTCTTTATTGTCCACGAAGCTGTTCCTCCTTGATTGTGATTGTGTAACCTAAAGAAGTCAGGAGCTCCCTTGTGTATGACTTAACAAAAACCAATTCCCTTGATTCGTCATAATAAGCTTCAAACTCTTCACCTTTTTCGTTTTTCACGATGACGGGCTTGGTCGTTGCTATTGGAATGATTTCATAATCATCCGGGACAAAAACCACACCGCCGGCGGCGTTCTTCCATTCTTCTTGAAAGTTCTTTTTTTCTTCATATGTCAAATTTTTAGCCTTCAAGATATATTTAGGCGCTTCATTTTTCAGCACAACGATCGCCCGCCTTAATGCCTGTTTATATTGACAATTTCCATCTGAGCACATATTTTTAATCGAACATGTGTCACATGCCTGTCTTTCGAGTATGCTGGCCGCTTGTGTATTGTTCATTTATTCAAACCTCCCGCTTCTTAAAATCTTGACCATTCTCTCGAGCATCCTGCCGTGGATCCGGAAGACGGTCGCCCTTCCCAAGTGTTCCACCTCTGCGATGTCGTTCCACTTCAGGCGGTGAATATATCTGTCGAGAGCGATGAGCTGGTGATCAGAGTCGTCGAGTTCGCTGATCGCCTTGATCGTTGTCCTGAAGATCTCATCATGTTCCCGTTCGAGCTGTTCGACGGTGTCCTTCTGCTGCGAGTAGTCCAGGAGCGTGTCCTCGTGTCTCTGTCTTGCTGCGTCCGCGTCCTTGCTTTCGGTTCCGTCGTTCTCGTACCGTGCAACACCGGAGCCGAGTTTATTCTCAAGCGCTTCGAGCTTCCGCTTTGCTGCGTCGAGTTTCTTGGTCTGGTAATAGTAGCGATTAAGCCACATTTTCGCCTCAAAACATTCGTCTCTCATGGCTCACCTCCGAAAATGTCCGGAGCATTGTCGGCCACTGCATCGAGGGCATCGTTCCAGCCTGTTTCATATATTGCGAGCATGGTCTTCCCGATTTCCCTCATGAGCATCTTGATCGTCTCGGGCCTAAACTTTCCCACCCTGATGTCTTCACGGGCAACAGCTCCGTCGGGGATCTCTCTGGTAAAGGTCTCGATGATCGTCAGGATCTCCGGAACGGTAAAGAGCTTCACGTCAACAACATGCTCAAAGTGTTCCTTTAACTTTTCAGCGTTTGCGATCTTCATGATTCACCTCCGAGAACTGTCGGCGCGTTGTCGATGTCTGCGAGGATCTGAAGGAAAGCCGTCTCAGCTGTCACACCCTGAAGGACTGCCTCGTTAAAATAGAGCTGGAGGTCAGCCTTGAGGCCGTTCGCGTCGATAAGCCTCGCGCCTTCCGGGATGTTCTTGAGTAATGACACGGCTATGTCAAAGGCTTCCTTGTTTTCCTTATACTTGGCTTCGTAACCTGTCCCGCCGTTGTTATCAAAGAAAACCATATAACAGTCACGCATTACCTCGAGCCGTTCGATCACTTTGTCGTTCTTCATTTCTTTGTCCCTCCTTCGATCTGATAAAGGTCAGAATTCCCTTCGATAACTTCCAGGAGGTTCTTCGGGAGCCTGAAGCCGAACGAGAACAGGACAGAATAAAAATGTGTGTGTGAGTCCAGTGTCGGCTTGCTCTTGGTGAGGTCATAACTGACGAACTTGTTTTTATAAGAACATGCCAGCTCAAACCAGACGCAGATCATGAGCTTCTTGAGCGGTTCGCTCTTCTGATATACTTCATCAAGGTCGAGCTTCTCGTGGATCAGTGTCCGGATGTTTCCGTAATATGTATTACTAAAGTTTGGAATGACTCCGCCGTTTTTTTCGAGGATCCTGATGCAGTTCCCGAGCTTGTTCTTGTATGAAGTAGGCGCGAGGCCATTGAGGTCCTTCTCCGGGATCGTGATGATATAACGAATATATTCGTCACAGATCTCCGCTCTGGCCTTCTCGAGCTCCTGGCTCTTCTTCTTGATGATCTCCTGACGGAGTTCTTCCTTCGTCTTGGGCTGTGCCTTCTTCTGCTCTTTGGTGAGCTTCATGGCGAAGCTGATGCTTCTGTAAGACTTGGAATAGTAAACTGTGTCATTCTCGTGTGCTTCTGCTGCGTCCTTGATCCTCTGAACGTTCTCCTTTGAGAACTCTTTGAGAGGAATGTCGCCATAACCGAACTCCGGCAGTCTTTTCCATTCAGCGCCTCCGAACCAGGCACGGCTTTCCTCTTTCCAGCCGACCGAGTCGAGCACTTCCTTGTATTTCTGAAAATTAGACTCGAGTGTCGTTTCTTCGAGATATTCGTCGACCTCGTCAGCCAGTTCCTTCGAGCTGTCAACGCTCTCGAGGATCTCGTTCCTCTTCTCGATGTCCTTGATCTTGCTGAGCTTCATGAAGTCAGCGATCGAGAGCTGGAAGCGTTCGGAGGTCTCTGTCAGTGTTTCCTCGTCGAGCTTGTTGATCTCGAGCCTCGCCTTGACGGTCTTCTCTGAAAAGCCTGTTTTTTCTGCTATCGTCTCGACAGTGTCACCGAGGTCGAGCATGAGCTGGAAGCCGTGAGCCTGTTCTATATAGGTCAGATCTGTGCGCTGCATGTTCTCCATGAGCATGATGCCGACCTGTTCCCTGTCAGTAAGGCCTTCGACAATAACACAGGGAAGTTCGTGAAGGATTCCCTCCGATGCTGCGAATCGTCTGTGACCGATCAGGATGCGGAAGTGCTCCAGAGTGTCGTCCGTTGGGATGACGGTCAAGTTCTGCATGATGCCGTGTTCACGGATGGACTCACGCAGTTCTTCCAGATCGCCGAGGTCCTTCCTCGGGTTGTCCGGATGCGGTTCAAGCTGTGAGCGGTTTAAGTAGACTATTGAAGATTTGTTCATTTTCACTTTTCTCCTTTTTTCAATCTTCGGGAAGTTCTTCGAGTTCGATGCGGATCTCGGCCTTCTCTGCGTATCTCTTTACGACGTGGAGCTCTGCGACCTGGTTGTCGTCTTCCCAGAACCTCGAAGCGGTCATCGAGTCCTTGATCTCTTTGACGTAGTTGTCGCAGTCCGGTCTTGTCGGTTTGTACTTTCCCCAGAGCTTCCGATCCTTTACGTCGAAATAAAGCAAAACGGTAAGCTTCACAGGTCCCTCGATGGGTTTCTCCGGAGCGTAGCGCTTCATCCTGTAAATGAACTGGCCGCGCTCGGCGCTGACCTTCTGGGTGCGGTAGTGCTTGATATACGGCACGAGCTTCCCCATCTGGTTCCTTCTGTATTTGATCGTCTCGCCCTTCTGCTGGGCCGTTCCCTTCGGTAAGCCGTTTTCAAACGTGAGAATAAATTCAAGTTTCATATGGCAGCGCCCTCCCGAGTTTCAGATCTTCAACAGGTTCGTCCGGATAGATCTCCCGCTCTGTCTCCACGACTGCGTTCCATACGGAATCAAGGAAGTCCTCCACGCTCATCCCGTCCGGGATCGCGGTCACTTTCGCCCGCTTCGGAGGTTCCAGCGCCGCCTTTGGAGGTTCCGAGTAAACGATCTCAGCCCTCGCCCTGGCTTCAATAAGGTCCGCAGGAGTCGGGAAAAAGTGCGAAGTGCTCATGTGGAGCCGTGCGGCCTTATAAATTGACTCCGCCGGATATTCACCGAGGACCATCTCCCAGGCTGTCGCCATAGCGGAAGGATCTGCGACCTTTGTGTGTGGGTAGTTTGAAATGACGATTTCAAGCAAGTCGAGTATTTCGGCGCGGTTCATATCAGTCCCTCCCTTCTCTTGAGCTCCGTGAACGGGTTGGAAGTCTGGGGAATGTTCTGAGGCTTTGAAGGAATGGCGTGAACCCTGTCCTTGCCTTCCCAGGTCCTCACGCAAGCCTTCCAGTCTGAGATTGGTCTGCCGTTGGCCTTTTTCCAGTTTTGGCTCGCATAGTAGTCAATGAACTTTTCGGGGTTTATGCCATTGTTCCGCTCCTGACAGTAGGCTGTTACTTCCTCGAGGGTGGGCGGTGTGAATTTTTTCACACCCTTATTACTTTGTTCCTTTAGTACTTTGTTATTTAGTACTTTGTTATTATTAGTATTTTGTATAGTGTCGTTTTCACCACATGTGGTGAAACCACCACCTGGTTCTTCCACATGTGGTGCGTTCCACATCTGGTGATTTCCACATGTGGCAAATTCCACATCTGGTGATTTCAACATCTGGATTGACTCGGGTACTTTTGACCGCTCAAACAGGTCCCACGACCACCTTGTGACTCTTCCGTTTTTGTCGACGTGTCTGTTGATTACGATGTAACCCTCGGCTTGTAATTCAGCCAAGAGACGACGCACAACGCTCTCGGATGTGCCCGAGTTCTTGACGATCCCCGCGATAGAAAAGCTCCAATCATTTGGGAAGCTCAAAAGGTAGGCCATAAACCCGCGGGCCTCAAAAGACAGGTTGACGTTCTGGAGGACTGCGTTGTCGATGATCGTGAAGCTCTCATTGTGTTCTTCTCTATGTACCATCTTGATCACCTCCGAGAGCTGCGAAGACCGGGACCGTCTTGAGGATCGCCTCGCCCTCAAAATCATCAAACGAGTAAATGATCCGCTCGCCCTTGTTGATGACCTGGCCGTGTTCGTCTTCGGAGTTATATGAGACCGTGATCGCGACAAAATCAGAGCCGGCTTTTTCCCTGGACTCGACGAAGACCTCACAAGCCAGCGGTTCCGCTGTGTAAGTCCTGAGCGCTTTGGCGATGTTCTCGGCTGCCGTCATGATCTCGGTCTCGAGTAGTTTGTACTTCATGACGTCCCTCCGATCTCGCCGAGCTTCTTGAGGATGTTCTCGATCTGTATGATCGACTCTTTGACCGGGACCAGCTTGTCGTCGATCTGGATCAAGGTCTTCGCCCCGTGCTTCAAGTACTCGGCATATTTAGACTCTTGTGTCACTTCCTGGATCGCCTTGATGGCGTGAATGTTTACGATCAGTTTGTTACCGACCGCGCCGTGGAGCTTTATGAACATGTCACACCTCCGAACCGAAAAGAGTCAGACCTGACGAGTTAATGGAGAAGCGTGGAGTTAGTGCGTCGTGGATCCTCTTTATAACTTCGTCATATGTTTCGGTCACGCAAAGAGTGTGCTTTGCGAATATGATCGTTTTAGAATTGCGTTCTTCGTCGATCAAATAAGAGACTGTAAACCTGCAACCGGGAACCATCTCACAGACTTGTTCGACATCAGAGAAACGGACCAGAAGGCGCTCTCCTTTGGTGCCATGTACTTCAAAGAACCCGGTCGGGATCCTCAGCTCGTTCTCCGGTTCTTCTTCCGGATGTGCGGGAACGCTTCCGGACTTTATTACAATCGAAGACGGACCAAACAGGGAATCATCAAGGGCCTCATCGGCAGCCTTCTCGATGTCCTTCTGTGCCATCTTGGTAATGACTTCGATGGGCGTGAGTCTCGGCTTCTTGGGTGTGATGTTCTTGAGATAATCAACGACCAGGGCGGCGAACTTATAGAGAGTCGTGCCCTTGTACTTGGTGAAGTGTCCCCTTCCCTCGATGCCGTTGTCATAATCGGGAACGATCCCGAACTTCTTGGCGAGGTCATTCAGACCGCCACCGTGATCCCAGCTCTGGGGGATCTCCAGACTCGGCTCGTTCTTCCTGATATAGTCGAGGACATCCTTCAATAAATAAAGTTTATCGCCTTGAAAATAGTTTTTACTTCCTTTTGTTTTGCTCATGTTAATCTTCCTTTCGTCTTGTGAAGTACTTGCAGCCCTTGAACCACTTCCGGACCGGTTTCGGGTTTTTACGGACCACAACACACAAACCATCAGCTAAAAACACACCGGTCTTGTGTTCGTTGTAATATCGGCAGTGTTCGCAGTTATTGAGGTCTTCCATGAAGCACCTCCGAATCAGAACGGATCGAACAGGCTGCCCGCCTCGAAGCTCCTCCTGTCGAGGATCTCGATGACTTCCTTCGGCGACTCCTGGCGGAGTGCTTCGTTCTCAAGCTGGAGCTTGTCATTGTGTTCTCGAAGCGTTCTGATCGTCTCCGAGTCGATTCCCAGCTCGAGGATCATGCCCACGATGACGCCGATTGCAACGGCTCCCACGATGTAGATAATTGTTAATAGATTCATGTCAGACCTCCCTCTGGTATGAAGCGACCAGGCAACCCTTGACGCCCTTCTTTTCAGGGTCTTCAAAATAGAGCTGGCCCTTGTAGAGATAACCGAATTCGATGATGATGTGAGAGTCTCCGGCTCTAAAGTGCTTTTTCGCATACTCGCGCAGCTCTCCGGCTTTTTTGGTTCTGGTAACGATGAAGGTCTTCCTTCCCTTCAATGATTTGAAAATTACGAAGCTATTCATTCATGCAATCCTTTCATTTGATAAATCTGTTCGGTTTGAGTACTTTGCGAGCATTTCCCACTCGCGGGGAGTAAAACCGACCTTTAACGCTTTGTTGACGTATGACTTCGAGCGGTTGATCACGTTGGCAATCTCCTGAACGGAGTCAAAAGTCTGATAAATTCGTGGGAATCTGATCCCGTCCGGTCTCGTTGCTTTCATATTTTGCCTCCGTGCTGTTGCGCGATTGCACTCTTCTCTTCAAAAAAATAAGCTCCCACCTCTGACAGCGGAATATTCAAAGCGTTGAGCGCTGCCTTCATTTGTGACGCCTTCCAGTTCCCTCGCTGCAATAGCCTTGAAACTGTCGAAGGCTCGAGATCTGCGGCCTTTGAGAACGCTGCAATCGTTCCGAACTTCTCGCTGATCGCTTCCCTGAGCTTGTCCGTGTTGTACTGTGGCATGTTGTTCCTCCTTTCCTTTTTGTTGCCGTGCATTATTGCACGGCTCAATGATACTTTAACAATCATCGTGCAATTTTGCAACCGTGCAATATTGCAATTATGTTACAAAGTTGCAATAATTAGGCTGAAATGGAGGGACCGCATAAATGTATGAAATAAACAAAAGAATCCGCGAGGAAATGACTCGCCAGAACTTGACCATGACAGACCTCGCACGTCTGTCCGGCTTGAACAGGTCTTCAATCTCCCGTTATGTTTCTGACACGATAGAACCAAAACAAAACGCGATCGGTGCGATTGCCAAAGCTCTCAAGGTTTCGCCCGCGTGGTTAATGGGTTTTGATGATTCGGAGGGACACAAGGCCGAGAACGTCAGGCCCATCCTGGAGCTCGACAAGCTGAGCCGTTTCAATCAGGCCAAAATTATTGCTTATTATGAGGGACTTCTCGCATCACAGGAGGGCAACGATGGCAACACCTAAATGGAATAAAACAAGAGGCTGCTGGGAGATCCAGGCACAGCACAACGGTCTCAGGAAGGTCTTCCGCTCATCCGTTCCCGGAATGAAGGGCAAGCGCGAGGTCATGGAGAAGTGTGACGACTGGATCGAGTTCGGAGGAACGCAGAAGGTCACGGTCGAAAAGTGTGTCGAGCTTTACCTAAAAGACATCGAGGCACGGCTCGGGAAGCGGGACACATGGCGGAAGGCAGAGATTTACACGCGTCTGTATATCCTTCCAGCGCTCGGAAAGTGCAAAATGAATAATTTAACATTGAGAGACTGGCAGAGCGTCCTAAACGATGCCAGGGCGATCAGAGAGCCATCCAAGCCCCTAAGTTATAAAACCATGTCACACCTCCGAACGATCTGCGTCGGACTGCATCGCTTCGCCTATGTCAATTATATGTGCGACGAATGGCGCGGCTCTTTGTATATTCCAAAAGGACACCAGAAGGGCGAGCGCCAGATCTTGCAGCCGTCTGATATAGCCGCCTTATTCGCTCCCTGTGCCCTCTGGTACGTCGGCGCGTTTCGGGTGATGTTGTTATGTGGTTTAAGACCGGGCGAGTGCTACGGCATACAAGATGGCGATATTAAGGGCAACGTTCTTTTTATTCGCAGAGCGATCAACGACGAGGGCGAAGTCACCGAGGGAAAGAATAAGAACGCCCAGCGAATCGTTCCGCTCCCTCCGATGGCCGCCTCGATCATCGAAGAGACCATTGAGAGGAACCACCGGGCGAACTTCGGGACTCCGTGGGTGTTCTGCAATTATTATGGAGGTCAGGCAAATCAGGGAACAGCTCGGAAACAATGGAACAGGCTCAAACAGGAGCGAGGTCTTCCCGGATCTCCATACTCACTCCGTCACACGTTCGTCAGTATTGTCTCCAGTCAGACGTCTCTCGCTGAGGGAACAGTCCGCGAGCTTGTCGGTCACTCTGACAGTATGGACACATTCGGGACCTACAAGCACAAGGTCGACGGAGAACTGGAGAAGGCTGCCGAAGTCATCAACCTCACTTTTGAGCGCCTGAAGGCATCGGAAAATTAAAAGTCATACCAAAAGTCATACCAAAGAAAACAAAAAATCCCCGCAAGCCTTTAAGCTTCGGGGTTTTAAATGGTGGGGCTGGTGGGACTTGAACCCTCGCCCGTAACTCTGTCCGTGGACTGAAATAACTCGAAAACATTGTAAAATAGGGCTTTTTGATTTTCAAGCCTTGAAACTGTCCACCGTAAAAAACACAAAAGTCATACCAAAAGTCATACCAAAAGAAAAAGCCCCCGACCGAAGTCGAGGGCTCTTTCTCTGTCCAGATTATGAGGTTCTTTAGTGAACAGCTAAATTATTTGAGGAGAAGGTTCCACGTCTCCGAGTCGACGATCCCGTCCGGCTCGAGTCCATAGTTCACCTTATAGTGATTGACAGCTTGCTCTGTGTCCCAGTCAAAATCACCATCGAGCGGGAGTTCATCACTGAAACCAAACTCGTTAAGTAAAGCCTTGAGTGTGTTGACCTGTCCCCCTGTGGATCCTCTGGAGAGTGTCGACAGTGTGATCGTGACAGATTCAGACGGAACCGGTTCCGGTTCGGGTTCATTACCCTCAAGGTCGTCATAGTAATCGAAAAATGTAGCTTTTCCGACTCCTGCGATGTAAGTGCTGTTTATGGAATATTCTCCATAACGGACCGCGTTGCCCTTATTGCCTTCGACGGTGTGGATCGTGGTGATCCTTCCGGCGTCATTATAGTCGAGGTCAACGATCAGACCGACGTGGCTCTCGTGTCCACGCTCTCCGAAATAAATAATATCGCCGACATAAGCGTCTTCAATATCGTAAAACTGACCGATTGCTCTGAAGTAGTCGGCTCCAAAAGTGCAGCCACATGACAGGTTATTGACCGGAGGCTGTTCGCCGAGATAATTCTGAGCGTCAAACTTCCGGGCATCTTCCTCGCTGTCCGACGACATCAAGAAGATCGCATTGATGAAGTTATGACACCAGGGTTGCCCCTGTTTCTTCTGTGGTGTGTAATAATTGCAATCGTCGAGGATCTGGCTGAAGATGGTCCAGTTGTTGCTTCCTTCTGTATAACCTTCGTCAGCGTATTTTTTGGCGAGACGAATAACATCCGTGCGGCGTATGTTTCCCATTATTTGCCTCCCTTCTCAAGCTCCGCCTTCTTCTGGTACTGGATGGAGCTGATTCCCAGGAGCGCACCGAGGAAAGTCGCGAGAGCTGCCACGGTCGCACCGATTGGAACGGTCAAGTCAGTCCAGCCCCAGATCTGACCGATGACCAGAACGAAGGAAGCCAAAGCCGGGAGCGCCACGGTGGCAGTCCATTTCAAAACGTCGTATGTCTTATTATTAAAGATCATATTTTTCCCTCCCTTGTCAGTCTTTCAAATGTGTCTTTGATGTGTTTGTTTGCGATCATCGTGTAACTGTTCTTAAATTCAGGGTGTGCTTCACAGTATTTGTCATAGGTGTCACAGTCATCGAGCTGCTGGCGGAAGTACTCGGCGGAGTGCTCGACTCCGTTTCTTAGCTCATCGCTGAAGCGAAGGATGTGAGTCCTTGCAAGGATGGCCCAGTTCTCCGCATCCTTTTCCGCCATCTTGTCGAGCATTTTTTCGACTTCTTTCATTTTGTCCTTTCGCGAGAAGCCGAAGGTGATGATGAACTGGACAAAAGAAAAGACCGCACCCGAAGCGAGTGCGGCGATCAGTATGTCCTTCATGTTTGTCCTCCCTTAGATCAGATCAAAGAACTGGATGCCGAAGTGCCAAGTTAAATATCTAGTTCCCTGTCCTTCGCGATATTTTCCAGCCAAGACCATAAGACTGCCACGGTCGAACCTCATAGGACGAGCCAGGAGCTGATTTGATGACTTGATAACTTTATCTGACACAATCGTGCCGTTGTTTAGTTCGACATAGTGCAGACTGTGAGCACCGTCCTGTGTGGCTGAGTCGTTTTTCGAATAAACAAGATGCGAAGCATCACCGACGAAATTCGCGCCGGTGACGTAAGCGCTTCCGACAAAGAAAGCAAGCCCGAGGTTCGCAATGTAATAATCATTTGCACCGCTGTGAAGGTAGAGCTTCCAGTCTGTAACATCGTGGACATCCAAAGCACTTTCAACAGCCTTAGCATATAAAAAAACGCCATTTGTCCACATGTCGAGGACTCTGAGCGCATAATCACCGCCGGGCTCGACTAAGGGAGTAAAATCTGCATACTCCGCAACGTCTTCCGTGACAGCGTGCTCTCCAGGACTCCACAACGTCATCGGGTGGCCGATGTCGCTCCCGTTCCAGTCTAAGAGGTTCAGCGTCTTCGTGTTGATATAACCGCCAGCAATGGGGGCCTCGCCGACGTATGTCGTGTTGTATTGCAAAACAATGCGTTTAGTCCAAACATTATTTGAATCGAGATTGGCGGCCAGCATATAAAAGAGCGTGCCACTGATGTCCTGGCCCGCTGTAAAGACTCTGTATATGCTCCATGTATCGCCGTAGTCGTCAGACATCGCACACATCCAACACATCTGATATGAATTATCAGACTCGTCGATTTCCTTGATTCTGAAGAAGTTGACTATTCTGTTATAAGTTGCGCCTCCATCTGTAAAGGTTTCAAAAAAAGCCTGTGAGTATGAATTTTGAATGATAAAACCGGTATGAGCTGCCAGGCTGGTGGTCTTATTGGCAAATTCACAATTTATTGAATTTGGTTTTGTTGCGATGTATGCGTTTATTTTGTTGTCTGTATTGTGTCCGGTGGATCCGATAACAAAAACATATTCAGCTCCATCCTTTTCAACAATCAGCACGCTCGGAGCGTTGTGGTCGTCACAGTTCTCCGACTTGAATAGGTCCCTGCGGTAAATGGTCCCGTCCGGGAAGCGGCACAAAACACCACAAACAGCCTTTTCGGATATATAACCGACGTATAAATTGCCATAGCTGTCGACCGCTCTGTTGTTTACCCACCAGGAGAAAGCGCACCCCATCGAGTTCGGTGTTGTCAGCTTCTGCAAGTCGTTGGCGTATGCCTTGCGGATGATCGAGCAGGCGCCGTCAAAGGTTGCCAGGTCAAGCAAGTTCGTGTCGTCGATTCCGTCCTCATATTTGACGCCGAAAAGCCCCGCGGCCGTGACCTCGATTTCTTCTTCGTCAGCGTTCCAAGTCCTGGACTGTGCGGGCGTATTGTCCGTCGGCCATATTCTCCACGCGTGCTTATAGCCGGTGCCGTTGCTTATGCGGATGATGTCGCCGCACTCAACCGGCACGAGTTCAACATTTCCGATCCTTTTCTGGCTAAACTGTATTACACCCGTGGCCGCGTCATAGTTTGCATACGCCCAGTTATTGACGTAGTAAACGTCTTTTTGTAACTCGTCTGTTATGCGCGCTTTTCTTCTGGCGATCTCGTCGTCTGCGGTCTTAAATGGGATATACTCGGTGCCGACCGTTCCTTCTTCGACCTGGATGTTGCGGGCGTACCATTCGTCTGAGGTGCCGGCCGAGTAGGTCAGCTGGATGCTCTGGACTGTTTTCCCGGCTGCGGTCGTTCCGCCGGCTCTCAAATAACTTGTTTGGTTTCTCTTATACCTTGTTAAATATTCTGCTGAGCTGTCAGTATAAACAACATAAACCGCAAAGCCGTTGCCCGTTCCGGCTGATGTTTTTATTTTTGCGTCAAGTGTCACCGTGTACTGGGTGTTTGGCTTGTATGTAATATCAAACACCGGCAGGGCGTTGTAGGCGGATGCTGTGCCGAAAAGCTCCCCGTCTGTCAAGGTTACGCCCGCCGCGTCCTCATATTGGTTAATATCAAAAAGGTTGTTAGTGTTGCCGCTTATCTCGTTTACTCTTTTTGTGATCACGGCGTCCATGATGCTTTCAACTTGATTGGTTAAATCGTGTATGGCACTCTTTGACTCTACGCCATTATTGAGCGGATCCTCTTCGACTTCCATGATGAAGTTGAGCGTTCCGAGTGTTTTGCCACCCCTCACGATCTTGATCTCGCAAAGATTAGAGCCAGCGACGGCATCCATCTGCTGCGTTGTTACAATATCAAGGTATGTCTGAGCATCCACAACGGTCAGCGAAGCCGTGACGACTGTCGTGTCGGGTTTCTTGACATGGACCTCAGCAGTGTCGCCGGTAGCTAAAGCAAAGACCTGATCGCCTTCGAAAAGGTTGCAGCGGATCGTTCTGCCGACGTCATACTGTGAAACGTGGCAAACGGGAAACGCACGCCCAGGAATTAAATTGAGGTTAATCTGTTCCATTTATAAGTTCCTCCAGTTTCTTGATTCTGGTTTCTTGTTCTTTTATGATCGCCTGCAAATAAGGGACCATACCGATATAATCAAGGGCCGCGACCGTTTCGTGTCCGTCGTCCTGGGTATGCTCCGGCGTGACTAAATTAGGTAAAACCGCCGCCACGTCCTCGGCAATAAAGCCCCTTTTGTTCGTCCCTTTCTTTTTGTCCTTAAAATCAAATTGGACCGCCTCAAGCTCTAAAATCTTCCGCGCGTCCTCAATGGGTTTTATATTCTTTTTTATTTTTCGGCTTGATTGCGTGTGTATGTTTACGCAGTAAATATCGCCGCCGGTGTCAATCGTGCCGTCATCGCCCTCAAGGTAAATATTACGGTCGCCGTTTGTGTTAAACAAACGAATAAAGCCCGAGTCTAAAGAGTCCGATATAAAAAAAGTAGCGCGGGTTTCGCCGTTGGCATTATATAGCGCAATATTGCCGCCATTTGTCAGCGTGAAAACTGATACGCCCGTATTGCCTTGTGTGTTTTTTAGCAATATATGGCCGCCGTTGGCTGTAACATATATATTGACCTGTTCCACGCCGCCAGCGTCGGAAAGCACAACGTCGCCATTACTTCCAAGCCTGGCGCCCTCGGTCAGATTGTCCCTAAATAGCTTTAATATTGAGCCGTTTATATTTGAGTGTGTTATTTCTGCTTTTTTGTCGTCGTTTGCGTCAATCAAGCGGAAACGCTCCACGGCGTCAAACATATATAAACGAGCTTGGCCCGTGGTCATGTCGATGCTGCTTTTGTGGTTCACGTCCTCGATGGTTCCCGCTTTGATAAGGTCAGCGTTAAGCGTTCCAGTTGTGATCTCCGTAGCGTTGATCTTGCCATCAGCGGTGAGCGCGATCTTGTCAAATGGTCCGGCGTAACCGTTCCCCGAGTAGCCGAGGCCGTTCTTGTTGAACCTCCAGACCTTTGTCGCGGTCGTGATGTCAGCCGTGTCCATAATCAGGAACTCGTCAGGGTAACCGTTGCCGTCAGCGTCATGAAGGATAACATACCCGCCCAGGTTGCCCGTGATCATTTCCGTGGCTCTGGTGATGGCCTTGTCCATCATTGACGTGCTCGGCTTTTCCTTGACTTCCTTCTCAGCAGTTGCGATCGTGTCCGCAATGTTTGTCTTCGCTTCTCCAAAGCTGGTGGAAGTATAGCGGCCTTCGAGAACGTCCCAGACGGTTGCAATACATTTAATCGAAGCACTGACACCCAGCGCCTCGAAATATATGTGACATGTGTCGCCCAGGTCAACGCGCTCAGTCAGCCCTTCAAGCTGGACAAAGTCTAGCGTGATTGAGTTGTTAATATTAACAAAGTTATTTTTCGCAATGTATGCGGCGGCCAGAGTCGCGAGCTGTGTCGTGATGGCCGTGCCGCTCTCCGGATCCACGCCTTCGGAAAAGTCGACAGCAATGTCACGGTCGTGATCGAGCACGAGACCCGTGGACACTTTTGTGCCTGTTGTGATCGTATCCGTTGAGTTGTCTTTATAGTATGGAATGACACCCGTGACGAGGTTCTCCATGTTCAGCTCCTGGGACAGGTCCACGAGGTTCTTGCCGTAGCGAATCGTGACATTTCTGTCGGCTCCACGTGATTGCTTCAGGCTTGCCGTATAGTTGTTGTAATACCATTCACCGCCGAAGACCTCCAGAAGGCTCCCCTGTTTACCTCCGAACCACGAGCGGACACTCGACGGCTCTGACACGCTGAACGAGGCGCTGACGGTCTTGTCGGTGTTGATGGTGAAATTACCCGCCGAGCCTTCAAGAAGCGCACACGCAGCCACACACGAGCCAGCGGACCCGCTTGCGATGACCTTGCCGCTCAGATCGTAGGAAATATGTGCGGCGTTTACGGTGAAACGGCCGTTTATCGTCTTCCCCACTTTGTAGATCCTGAAAAGCTGAGGGTCGTCTGTATAATTTGGCTTTGCCTTCAGCACTGCGCCCGGAACGATGTCCGCCGCGTGTATGCCTTCGGCTGCGTAGTCCATCGTGAGCTCATAAGAGCCATTGAGTTCTTCCTTGATCTCGCACTTAATGCAATCAGTGAGCACACCGATGCCGTAATTTGACGGAACTGTGCCCTCTGTAACTGTTGCGTATAATATCGGGTTCATGGTTTACCTCTTAAATAGTGAAATACCTTGGGACGATCGTGACCAGTGTGGTCGTTCCCGTGATGGCGACCGTCTGAACTCCGGAAGGGATCACCGGGAAGCTCCCGCTGATGTCTCCGTTCTTGTTTTCAGCCGCCAAACGGTAGGCGTTCATCGTCTCACAATCAATGTTTATGTAGTCCGTCATAGTTGCGGTGATCGTGTTCCCTCCGATCGTGACCGTCACCGTTCCGCTTCCTTCGATGTGAATGAGGGGCTTGCTTGTGAACCTTGTCGGGTTGTAGAGCTTCGAGCCGTTTGTCACTGTGACAGCCTGCTCGCCTGATTTATAAAAATGCTCGGCCCTGCATGTGAATGTCAGCGTTGCCTTGCCCGCCTGCATCATTTCATTTGACAGGCTCACACCTCCGCTAAAATATGCCAGGCGGAAGACCTCAGGCTCGAAATTGTCCTCAAGTCTCTGATAACCTTTTTTTGAATTGAGCCACGCCTCGAAAGCGTCGACCGCTTCGACGAGGTCCTGCTCACTCTTTTCAGGGGAAACCCAAACGTCATAATTGCGCGGGACGTCTTCCCATGCGTCCTGTTGGAAGATGACCGCGCCGTTTTTGCCCGGCACGTTGTACACCGTTTGCTTCCGTGCCGCTCTTTCAAAGGTCGGAGCCTGAGCGATCACCATGCCGAAATCGCTCGAGGCTTCGCCTCCGAAAACAATCAGACCCTGTCTGTTTGTTGTCATGTTGAAAAGTTTACTCATAAACCGCCGACCTCCTGCGCGTCATTGCTTCAATTTTGTCAGCGATGACCTGAGCCAGTTCGTTTACGCTCTGGCCCTCTTCGCCGTAAACGTTTATTGTTATGTTTCCACCGTTGTATGTCGTGTTGTTTCCGAGCATTTCGGAACTCTGGGAGCCGTATGCCGTGACGCTGGCCGTCATGGATCCGGTCAGTCCGTCCATGCTCTTCGCCATGTCCTTCTCAACGTCTCCGACTTCATCGTCGAAGCCTTCCGCAATACCTAAGGCCAGATTTTTACCGATCACGTCAGCGAACAGTTTCGAAGGTGAAGCAATTCCAAAAACAGCCTTAAAGCCGTCCGTAATCGTCTGGCCGAAACTGGCGATCTTGTCCTTGATCCATTGGCCCATGTTCTGGATGCCTTCCCAGATTCCTTTTATAAGGTTCTGACCGATCTCGATGACCTTGCCCGGGAGCTCCCTCAGTTTGTTGAGGATATTCTGACCGAACTCGCCCACCTTGCCGACCGCCGTGACGATCCACTCGCCGAGCTTTGTGAGCAGTGTCCCCAGGAAGACGATCGTCCCCTCGAGGATGTTGGCCGTGAGCTGAACAATGAGCTCGAGGATCTGAGGGAGCGCGTTGATGAGCGCAACAACCACGGCCTCGATAATTGTCAGCGCAGCGTTCACGATAGTGCCGACGTTGTTCGGGTCTGTGAGGCTCAATGCGAGCTGGCTGATGATCTCAATGATCATTGGCAAAAGGACAGGGAGCAAAACGGCCACGCTGTCCGCGATCTGACTCACGAGCTGCGTGAGTCCGTTCACGAAGGTGGTGATGTTGTCCCCTGAGCTGAGCCATGTGACCAGGCTGAGAATTAACTGGCTCGCGCCTTCAATGATGATCGGGAGCGCCTGGAACAGTGCCGTCATGATGCCCTCAATTCCCGAAATTATGGAAGGCATGAGCTGCGGGATCATTGAGGTGATCGTTGTGATGGCCTGGATGATTACCGAGAAGACCGAAGTCACGAGCTGCGGAAGCATAGGCGCAAAGCCTGAGATCAGGCTCGTGATGAGTGTTTGCGCCAGTGTAAAGAACTGCGGAGCGATCTCCGTGATCTTGCCGATGACGGACTCGAGACCGCTCTGGATCTCTTCGATGCCGCCGTTTCCGCTGAAGACTCCAGCCAGTCCGGTCATGACCTGAGTGATTCCCGGAAGGAACTCGCTCATCATTCCCTTTTTGACTCCGTCAAGCGCCACGTTCATGTTCTGCATTGCGTCCTGATAAGCGGCCGCGTCTTTGACGGCTTCGTCAGACATGACACCTCCCAGATCGTGAACCTGCTGCTTGAGGGCTTCGGTCTCTTCTGCGCTCATGTTGAAAAGTCCGCCGAGCTCAGTGGCTCCCTTCCCGAGAAGCTGGCCGGCGAGGTATGTCCTTTCTGTCTCTGAGCTGACATTTTGCAGGGCCGAAATGGTTGCGGCAAAAAGGTCCTCCTGGGACATGCTCGCGATCTGTTCCTGTGATATTCCCAGGGCTTCAAATGCTGCGCTGTCAGTTTGTGCAGCCGTTGCCAGTGTCTTCATGGAAGATTTCAGCGAGTCGATGGACGCGCCTGCGTGCTGCATTACAAAATCCCATTCTTGATATGTTGTAGCGGAGATCCCCATCTTCTGGCTCATCTTGTCGACCTGGTCGCCGTATGCGGCCACGTCATTCGCTGAGTCAAGGAACGCCTTGCCTGTTGCCACGGCTGCGCCTGTTGCGGCGGCCATTGCTCCGGCGATCGCTGCGCCTGCGCCTTTGATCGCGCTGGCAAACTTGTCGCCGAACTTCCCGCCTGATTCCGCGCCCGCTTTGTCGGCCGCTTCATTCGTGACGCCGGTGAGTTCCTTTGTGATCTCAGCCTGTGAGCCTTCCATCGAAGGGACGATCGTGACGAACGCCTTCGCGACTTCAATCTTTTCAGCCATTTGTCTGTCTCTCCCTGATCCATTCGTGCAATTCATCGACAGGGAGCGCACCCTTGCCGATCTTGCGCGTGTTATTGTCATCCCTGCCCGGTCTCGGGTAGGGCTTTACTTTCAATTTCTTTTTGCCACCGCTCGCCATGTTCACGAGGTTGGCATTGATCACCTGGAGCAAATCAAAAATGTTTGCAAGGATCTCGTTCGTCTTCGCGGTGGTTTCCCATCCTGTTGCTTTGCCGAGGTCCCTGGCGAGCGCACTCGTTCCGTCCAGGTATTTGATAAAAGAAGCGAGGGAGCTCCACGAAAGAGCTCCCCCGACGTCTTCGAGTGTGTAACATGTGCGGGTCATGAGGTCATAGTTCAGAGCCTCACCGTGTTCTTCTATGAAGCTGGCGAGGCTGAAGATTCCCCCAGGCTGATCCCGTCCGCTGTCTGGTTCGCCTTGATCCAGGCGTTGAAGATCTCAAATGTGTCCGCCATTGTGAGCTCATCGACAAGCTCCGCGCCCATGTACTGAGCGAAAAAGTCACAGATGTGACCATACTGGTCAAGCTGTGGGAGCTTCAAGACGTTCATGATGTTCCTGACGTCCTTGTTCTTCAGTGTCGAAGCCAGCGGGATGTTGTAAAGGTTTCCGTCGATCTCAAGGGTGAGATATGCGGAGCTTTTTGGTGTGACTGTAAAGTTTGGCATGGTTAAAAACTCCCTTCACTTGTTAGGATGTTGTGTTACCGTCATCAATGGCGAATTTCCAGGTGCCATCAATGGAAGCGTTCCAGATAGCAGCCTCGCCGGGTTTGAAAGCAACGTCAGCGATCTCGGTGATGAGTGCATCGCTGGAGCCGATCATTGCGAGCGTGTCGCCGTCTTTCATAAGGAAAAGATAAGCAGCGGGCTCAGCAGTAACGTCCGGAGCAAGCTCAACGCTGGAGATGGCTCCGTGTGTGGATGATGCAGCAGTGACGTCAACGTTTTCGGCTCCGAAAAGTGTCTCGAGGACCTTCTGCGTTGTGTCCATGATGGGAGCACTGACGACACCATTCTCGGTGTTGATCTTCCTCTTTGCCACGAGCGCCCAGTTGCGGAGAACGTCACCGCTCGGGAGCTTGAGGCTGATGCCGTCCTCCGAAATGTCGCCAACAAGCTGCCAAGCTGAGCCGGGTGTTGTTCCGGGTGTCTCAGGGAGCGCGGTGCCCTTCGGGGCTGTGTAAAACATGCCTGTCGCTTTTCCTGCGCCTATAAGAACTTCTGACATATTCATGCCTCCTGTTATGATTCAATTTCAACGGATGAGGGTGCGCGGTGTGCGGTGACGAGCACCGTGGCCGTGCACAGTTTTAAGTCAGGACGCACCGGATCCGTTCCCCAGCGTGCCAAACTGTTAATAATTGCATGACGAAGAGCGCCGAACTGTTCGGCCGCCTGTTTCTCAAGGACTCCGAGCGCGGTCGTTAAAAGGTCATAGGCCTCCGCGTCCGTCTCAGCCCTTGCGTCGAGTGTCACCGTGAACGTGTCGACCGTGTTGCTCGTACTTCCTCCCGTTGCCGTGATGAGCACGTTCGGGAGTGTGTAGTTCTTCGGGAGCGGTCTGACGTATGCGGTGAGGTAGTCCTTCAGCGCGAGCCTGATCTCTTCCTCGATGTCAACCGGTTTCAAAATGTTCATGATAATGCCCTCGTGAGTGCTTTGTCTTCAGATTCCGCGATCTTCGCGTTTTTGTCAGTTGCGGAAACGAACCCGATCCAACGGCCTCCGCCATAACCTCCGACCTGCGTCGATGCCTGGAAGCCTTCGCCGCCTCTTGAGTTGTTGGCGTTCGCCTTTTCTGCGATCTCTTCGGTCGTCTGTTTCACGACTTCGTGACAACCTTCAGATAAAAGGATCTGACGGAACCCGTCAGAGTTGAAAACGATGCGCACCTTGTCCATGTTTCAGCCCTCCCATCTGACGAGGTTGAGCTGAATGTGTGACCTGGTAAATGCGCCCGTCCACTTCTTCGGTTCGCCATTGATCTCGTAAACGTCGCCGTCGAACTTTATGCGGTCGCCTGCAAGTACGTCCGAGCCTTCGGGAATGTATGCGGTCCAGCCTTCGGCAATGCCAAGAACACGCCCATCTTGTGACAGGCTTGTCGATGCCGGTTGAACAGAGCACCCCGTGATCTTCAGCTCGCTCACCTTGTCAGGACTCCAGTCAGGGACTTCCGAGCCCCTGAGCGTCTTCGTTCCTGGTCTGACCCGAGTGATCTCCTGTGATGCCCATGTTGGAAGCATTTAAAACACCCCCTTGCATCTGTATGGCTCAAGGACTTCCCTGGTATCATCCGGGAGCGATCCGCTTCTTGTGTTTCCAGCCCAGCTTGCGCTATATGTGACGGAAACACCGCCCGCAGCTTCGGACATGACTCCATAGCTGGAAGCGACTGCGTGAGTGACACGGTTCGCAACAAGTTCCTTGATCGCGGCGATGTTGTTGAGCGGAAGCCCCGCCTGGTACTTGATGAAGATTTTCGACTTGCGGCTGCAAACGTTCGCGTCATAGATGCGGAGGATCCCGCTCTGGTCGAGGTCGTACTCATCCACAACGTCGCCCTCATATTCGCCACTCAATTCATTGAGCACCGCATTGAGCACGATCTTGCTGACACCTGTGACAAATGTCGCGGGAAGCTGCACAAGAAGATCAGGACCGACAAAAGCATCACGGAGATCCGCCACGCGGCAGATCATCCCACAAGTGAGCGAGGGAGCAATGTGCCACCCGCAAAAGTTGCGGATCGCTGCCGTTGCGCTCTGGATGTTTGCCGAGACACGGGAGTCGCCTGCGTACTTGCTCGCCGTGAAGCTGTTAAACTCGTCCACTGTGAGCAGGTCGGGGATCGTTTCCGCGTCCACTATGTAGCCCCACGGTGTAGGGTTAGGATTAGTAAATTCGCTCATTTATTCGATCCTGCCTTCCTTGCTTTGTTTGCGGGTGCCTTCTTCGCCTTGTTTGCGGGTTCCGGCTTTGCCTTAGGCTCAGCCTTCGGCTCTTCCTTCTTTGGTGCGACGTAACCCTCAGGGGCTTCATTGAGCCACACCTTGCGACCATTGACTTCGTAAATCTTCATAAGCCTGCGAGCCTCCTTTCGTCAGGATTGAAAAAGGGAGACGTTTCCGCCTCCCTTTGTTCTATTATCAGGATCCTGATCCCTCTGTTGCGAGAAGTACGACACCCTTGAGGTCGACAACAGCAGCAGCGAGACGGTTCTCAGCGAGCAACGTGACTCTGTTATAAAGTGCATCGTCCTCGTTCTGCTCGTAGATTCTGACGTCAATGCCGCCCTTTCTCCAGATCTTGACAGCCTCACGAGCACAGACGAGTGCAGTGCCCTGATCAACTTCGCCGGAAGTGATTACGGGGACGCCCCAGATTGCTGTGGGGATGCCTGCGGCTCCGTTGCCATAAGCGCCTACAAAGTAGCCGCCGCCATAATACTGCTTGTTCTGATCCTTAGCGATGAGCAGGGTCTGAAGATCTGCGGGGTTGAGGATAACGACACCAGCATCGAAAGCGCTGTCAGCCTTAACCTTGAGGATAGCCTTGAGGATTCCGTCGGCGAGTGTGACAGTTGTGCCGTCATAAGTCTCGGCACCGATGCCCTGGGTGTTGCCGATTGCGTTGACGATAAAAGCATCCTCAGCCTTGCCAATCTGGTAAACGAGGGAGTTCTGAACTTCGGAAGCGAGGAAGGGCGCATCATAAAGGATTTCGTCTGTTTCCTTGATCCATGCGGCGATCTTGCTCAGTGCGAGCGTTGTGCCTGCGAAGGATGTGCTGGCCTGGGGCTTCTTGTTGTTCTGTGCAGTTGTTCCGATGCCGCTGTTTGTCTCAAAAGCGCCCTGAGTAAAGTAGGTGACTGCGTTGCCTGAAACGTTTGCAACGATGAAGTTGTCAGCTACTGCCCTGCGTGAAGGCTGGGGAGCGATGGAACGGTCAACCTCTGCGATCGTGGGAGAAGTAACAACAGTGTTGTAAGCCTTCTCAAAGTGCATGCTGACGCCTGTCTTCTTGTCTGTGATTTCCTTAGCCTTCTGAGCGAAGATTTCGAGCTCGCTCTTCTTGCCTTCCTGCTCGGGCTTTTCGTTTGTGCCGATGTTCTTCAAAAGAGCTTCAGCCTTCTCAGCCTGAGCGATCTGAGTCTTGAGCGCTTCGATCTCAGCAATCAGAGCTGTTGCTCTGTCTCTTGATTCCTGTGAGCAGTTTTCACTCTTGAGCTCTGCATTGAGGTCAGCGAGTTTCTTCATTTTTGCAGCGAGTAATTCTTTAAGTTTCATTTTTCTGTCTCCTTTAACAATGAATTGATTTTTTCGAGAAGTGCTTCGGTTTCTTTCGAATTACCTGATCCCGTTGCTTCCTTTGATTTCTCATTGAGCTCCGTGATGGCCTTTTCGGTGTCTGCCTCGTCTTCCTTCGGGGTTGTATCGTCGTCCTCGTCGTCAAGTAATGACTGAGCGAGGTCTCTGATCTGTTTGATGATGTCGGCGTCCTTCTTTGAGTTGCGTCTTCCGCTCTTTGTCTCAGGCTCCTGAGCCTTGACATCGGTGACAACTGCGTTCTGATTAGCCGGAACCGTGACCACACTGATCTCGAAAACTTCGAGCTTTGTGAGGATGTTCCAGATTCCGAGCTTTCTCTGTTCGTTTGTGGGTTCTTCCCATCCAAGAACGTCATAGGCAAAACTAAACTGATAGATCGCGCCGCTTTTCAGCATCTTGCGAACGTCCTGAGCCTGTTCGGTGTCAAGAAAATGCGCAGAAATAAAAGGACCCCTTTCGGTGTCCTCCACAGTGTCAACTGCTCCAATTACGGCGCTGAAGTTATGATTGAAACAAAGCGGGAACGGATGACCTGACGCGGCTCTTTTCTCGAATGTTTCCGTGAACGCGCCCGGTCTTATAATGTCCCCATAGCTGTCAGGCATTTCGTCATAGGTCGAGAAATAGCCCTCGATTGTTCCGTCGTCTTTTGCCTTAACTTTTAAGTCATAGGTCTTATAAAAACGCTGAGGCTTTTCCTCTTTATCTTTTAAGTCAAAAGCCTTATTTCTGATTTTTTTGCTCATGTTTTAGCCTCCTGTGATAATGACTTCGGTGGTGCAGTTGCATCCACAAGACTCGTCAGGGTCTCCAATGTCTTCGCCTGGCCAGTGCTGACCGTTTGAGAAGTCAGCATCAAGCGGAACACGTTCGCCGTTCATGGCCTGGTGTGACTCCCTTGCGTTCGGGCCTGTCACCCATTCCTTTTCGACGATCTTCCCGATGACTCTGTCAGCGCCGGCACTAATTGCCTGATGAGTTGCTTCCTGGATTGCAAACGAAGCAAGCGCACCCGCTGCGGATCTCGCCAACGTGTCGCTTGTGTTTGCTCTGACTTCAAAAACGTGAGCGATGTCCGGCTCTTCGTCTTCTTCGAAGTCTCGATTGAGTTCTTTGTTGATCTGTTTCAGAGTTCCTTCGTTGATCTTTTTGGCGCGAGCTTTTGAAGCTGTTTCGATATACTTCTCAGTCAGCTCTGTGACATACTCAGCGCCCAACTCTTCAGCGGTTTCTTTGCCGTGCTTATCAGCTATTTTTTGAAGGACCGGCTGAATATCTTCAGCGAGTTCTTTGTCCCATCTTTCCGAGTCCCAGAAGTCTGTTTTATCTGCGTTGATCTTCGGGATAATGCTCCGGGATTGCCTATCAAAAAATTTGACGAGCACAGCCTTAACTGCCTCGTCGTCTTCCTTGTCACTTTTTCCTTTGATCCTCAGCTCGGTGGCTTGTTTACACCCGCACGGTTTGAGCTTTTTGGCTTGATTGTCAACACCCGGGTAATCGTAAGCATCGCCCTGAGTGTCCTGCGGGCTTGCCTGGCCGCCTTCCGTGACATTGAGCGGAACGATGAGCTCATCGCCGCCCTCGACAGGCGGGAGGTTATTGTCAGCACGCGCCTCGTTCCTGGTAAGCCAGGGAGCACCGACGGCGCTCTGCAAGATGCTCGCACGTTCCTCAAATGAGCCTTTGAGCTTTTCAGCCAGGTCAAACTCAACGTAAACGTTCGGAGCTTCGCCGATCATAGGCAAAAGGAAAGCGTTGAGCCTTTGCTGGAACATCTGAAGCACAGGCCCAAGACAATCAGCATACAAAGCGCGGGCGTTGTCTTTTGCGCTTGCGTAGGTCTGAGTGTTCGAGTGCCAGATCAGCGAAGGGTTGACGCCATAAGCTGCGGCGACAGCCTCGCGGGTAAAAATAACGGACTGGCTCCATTCCTGCTCTTTGAATGACGTGCTGAAGGGTTTGATCTCCATGCCGTCCTCCATGATCGGGATGCTGCCCGCTTTGGATCCGCCGGGTCCCCATGCCTCGCGGAACGCCTGCGCGAATTTGTTCCTGGTCTGTTCATCCCACGGAGCGACGTCCTTCGGTCTGGTGATCTGGGCGTTGAGCCTTCCGGATGACCTCCAGAGCTGACGCCTGAAGCGTCCCGCCTCGACCTGTTCCTGTAATGTCTGACGGAGCGCCGCGATCGGCGACAAATATCCGCCGGGGTTGCCCGGGCTGTACGTCTTGAACTGGATGAACTCTTCGAGCGGGATGTCAACGGTGAGGCTGTTGTTTCTTGTCCTCACGCGCAGCGTGCCCGGCTTGTATGCCGTGCCGTCTTTGGTCGATTCAACCCACTCGGTCGGAACCAGGTGCATCGCGTAACCGCTCTCGCTCTTCAGATCAGGAACAACCCAGACATAAACGCAGCCATAAACGAAATACTCCTCTGCGAGTCCGCGGATAAATTCAAAACTGGTTTGATAGTCGTTAGGTCTCCAAAGTAAAAGAGCCGCAACACTGTCGCGGTCTCTTCTTCGTTCGTCTTCTCCGTCCCTGATGTAAACCTTGAGCGGAAGCTGTGCGATTGAGTTCGCCAGGAAGTTCACGACCGCCTGAAGGTTGTCCTGTGTCTGGTATAGTTCACGGGCTGACATGTTCAGGACCTGCGTCGAAGCATCGCCTGAGACTGTGACATTTATCACCGAAGGCCTGCTGAATATCCTCCAGCGTTCGAAAATGCTCGCCATGTGTTTTTTCCCCTTTTCATGTTTTAGATAAACAACAAGCCACTCCCTGAGGCGTAGCTTGATTGATAAATCTTCTTTTCTTTCTTGTTGATCATCGTCGCCCCTGCGTAAGCCATCGCCACAGCCATCAATGGACTTATGTCATCGGGTGACTTCACCCTGTCCGGTAACATGATCCCGCCGCCCAGGTTTCGGAGCTGGCAGGTTCTTCCCGGTGTATCAAGAACAGGCTGCGGAAGATGGAAGCACTTCACTCCGCCCCGGTTATCTTCCGGAGCACATGCAGCAATTGCGTCATAAAAACGCGCCCATCCCGCAGAGAGATCGGGGCCGCCCTGTGCCATCCTGGTCACGCCTTCGATCGTGGCGATCTGTTCGGCAAGACCTGACACCGGAGCACCACGCTCTTGAAATGAAAGTTTCATTTCGCCATATTTCGGAGCCCTTGCTCTGAACCAGTCAATCGCCCATTCTGTTCCGATCCTTCTCTCGACGATCTCGACGTGATAGTTGCCATCTTCACGAAGTCCACAGACCGCGATCGTTGTCCACTTTCGTGTCTGGTCCATGTCGATTCCCCAGAAGAGTTCTGAATCTTCTCGGATGAAACTGTGCTCATCCTGTCCGCCCTTCCAAGCACCCTCCGGAAAAGGTTCCGGGAGGATCGTCTCGACTTGTTGACACATGCACTCACTCCTAAATTTAGCTTCTGGGAACGTCTGACGGTTTGCCAGAAGTGCCCGCTCCGTCAGTCGGCCATAACCGAGCGACGGGTTTGCTTGAGCCAGAGCCTTCATATCATCGGTGGCAGCTCCATCCGGAGCCGACCACTCGAAGAGTCCCAGAGTGTCGGCGTCAACATCACCGCCGAAGTCGTTCGCCTTCGTTCCGGTGATCTTCTCGATTGCCTGGCTTCTTATCTGTCGCAGGACTATGCTGTCGGGATCTCCCGCGTTCGTGAAACCCATCAGCATCCCGTTCGGTTTTGCGTTGGTGGATGCGCCCGCAGCGCTCCACGCTTCCCAGTCACGAAGCTCACGGACCTCGTCGATCATGACAAGGTCGTTAGAGTCTCCACGGCCCGCCCTTCGGGTAGGCGCTCCGACTTTGTATGTTCTTTGGTCAGTAAGGACCAGCTTCTTCCCGCCGTTCCTTCTGGCGACTGTTTCGATGTCTATACTGAGCGCGTCATGTGTCTCTTGATCAAGTATGACCGCCTCCCAAACTTCCTCCGCCTTCTCCAATGACAGAGAAGTTCCGAAAATGTTTTTTACTTGGAGAACGTTCAAGAAAAACGAAGCGATCACTTCGGAGAGCTTCGTCTTTCCGTTTTGCCTGGCGACTACGACGAGGACGGTGCGGAACCTGAACCGCCACGTCTTTCTCAAGTCGCCCACGATCTCGAGGATATGAATGAGCGCCCATTCCTGCCACGGGTAGAGCTCCATGCCGAGGATGGTCTTCGCGTAATCAATAGCCGCGAACCCGAGGCTTGTGTTTTTGGTGAGTCTCCTCAACGGTCTCGTCCAGAGTCTCGGCTCTGTTTTCCCGAGCATTTCAGCCTACTTTGAACCGGCTGCGGAGATCTTCGACTGAAGAGGTTCCTTTTGTTCCTGTCTTAGTGTCGAGGATCTTCTCAAGGTTCTCGAGTGCGGTCGCGTAATCTCTGACGGTTGCGCGAAATTCCTGCACGATCGGGTTAGGTCGGAGCGTTGTCTCTCCGCTTCCGAGCGTGACCATCTGAGCAAGAGGTTCGTCTTTATAGATCGGGATCTGTTGCTCGATCTTCTCCTGCATCGTCAGGACTGCTTTCGCCAGACTGATCGCCTGGGGCCGCAGCTCCGGCGAAACTTTTGAACATAAGAGCTCAGCCTTTGACAAGACCGGGACCTTCTCGACCGCCTTCGGTTTTGTTGTTTCCTTTTTGGCGGTCGTTGTCTTCTTGGCCGCCTTTGGTTTCGTTGTTGTCTTCTTTACTGTTGCCATAAGTTCACCGCCTTCCGTGACTGCCTTGTGGTTAAGGCTTGGAAACGGCAAGGCGTACCGCTTTCGCTCCGTCGAGCTATCCAAGCCATAAAAAACTTTTGAACCTCTGGGGGAGGGAAAAGAC